GCTGGGCGGGATGGGCTAAATCAGACAGCAGCGGTGTTGATTATTCTGCAATCGCAGCTGGGTTTAAAGGGCTGCTGCCACAGGACTCAAAGTTAACACTTACATGCAGCGATGGAGACGGACTGATTATTGAAGGTTGCCTGTCACGGCTTAAAGCTAAGCGCCCGGATGAGCATGCGATCATTGTGCTGCATTACTTTTTCAATATCTCAAAGCGCACCCTGGCTAAGCAGGCAAAGCGAGATGAAAAGATAGTCAGAATTGAAATCCAGATGGCAGAAGGCTTCATTGAGGGATGTCTGGCAATGCTCGATGTGCGGCTTGATATGGACGACGAACTGAAGCCGAAAAAAAATATTAAAAAACCTCTAACGCGGTCCGCATTTTCCTTAGTAATCTGATAAGGGTCGTAACAACGCAACGCCGCTTAATTTTGAGAACCTCGCCAACTAGCGGGGTTTTTTGTTTATTCCTGTATCCATGTATGGGGGATGTAATGGACGTTAAGTCTGATGACCATTTTTTGGATATTGATGATGACATGCTCAATTTTCTTGAAAAGCATGGTGAAGAGACAGTCAGGGAAATTCATCTTTCTAATCTGGCTAACAAAGAGAGTGGGCAAAAATTGCTCAGCCTGCTTATAGTTGGAATCGGGTCATCTTTTTTGTTGCTTACCCAGAACCGACCAGAAAAATTTCTAACTGCTGGTCTTGGTGTATTCACTCTGTACTGGTCGTTATGTGCCGCCTATCTAATCGTCCGGGTATTGAATGTTAGACAGCGTGCGCTGGCTACGTCACCTCCTGGCGCTCTCTACCATGCGGGTTATAAGAATTTTAACCAAGACGATTATGAACGATTCAGAGAAAAAGGTTTTAAGGCTGAACCTACTGAGCTGAACATAATGAGACGCTATCGTCTGTTTGAGCTCGAAGAGATTGCTCGTGATTATCTGAGGGAAAACTTAAGGGTGGGATTGGCTTTGGAAAGGGCAAGGATCGCAACAATCCTTACCCCAATTTGCGCGCTTATCATTTCAGCGCTTACTTACCTTTTTTTGTGATTTCGTCAGCAGAATCACCAACAAATACTCTCTCAGGGCGAAGATTTCTATCTGGTTGTGGAACCGGTGGCGGCGTAGACTGCTTTTCCGGTTGAGTCGTTTTCTTATCTGAAGGCTTATTATTGTTGCTCATATTTCTCCTTTAGCTATGTGCTAGTTCTGGCGAATTAACCATATCAGATGGAGAAATGTGCTACCAGATGCTTTCTAAGGACGAATCCGGCCGCGTGCACTAAGATTTTTATAGAGCGAGTCGTTAGCGCCAGATTGAACCAAAATAACCCCTGTGACTGACGAGTAAGGCAGTTACCGCTATAGCGTCAGGGTTCCAATACAAAGAGGTCGCCATTTGGCGGCCTTTTTTCGTTTTTGCGCACGCCAATCAGTCTCCACACCCACTTTCGAAGCCGTGGCGTTGCGCAATTCTTTTCTGACTACCGACAGCACCGCCCGTAATCACGGAGGTGATATGAGTATCGATATGAGCAAACTGGCATCAGGCGCGGCATACGGCGCATCTGCCGGGACAATTGCCAATGGTCTGCTGACCCGGCTAAGTCCCGATGAATGGAGTGCTGTAGGCGTGCTTGCCGGTATTCTGGTGGCGCTGTTCACGCTCGGCATCAACTGGTATTACAAGCGCAAGGCAACCCTGGCGCAAATCAAAGCCCTTCAGCGCTGGCCCACCGCGCCGGGCATCAACGAGGATTAATCCATGGCTATGTCAAACAGCCTGCGCAATAGGCTTATTGCTGTCGCGGGTGGCGGAGCTATGGCTATCGCTACGGTATTCCTTGGTGGAAAGGATGGCGTAGAGGGGCGGGTATATGAACCTTACAAGGATGTCGCTGGCGTCTGGACTGTCTGCGATGGCCACACCGGCACCGATATCATCAAAGGGAAAAGATACTCCGACCGCGAATGCGATCGCCTGATGTGGAATGACCTGCAGCCAGTCAAAAAAGCTGTTGATGGGATGGTAAAAATTCCTCTGGGCGAATACCAGCGTGCCGCGCTTTACAGCTTCACCTATAACGTTGGCACGAGCGCGTTCTCAAAATCGTCACTACTGAAGCGCCTGAATGCTGGCGACGTCGATGGAGCTTGTGAAGAGCTGCGCCGCTGGATTTACGCTGGCGGGCAGAAATGGCGCGGACTGATGAATCGCCGCGATATGGAGCGAACTATGTGTCTGGCGGAGAATGCCAATGACCTCAAAGGCTAAAGTGCTTACTGCACTCATCCTGCTGGTCCTGATGCTGTTAGCCAACTCAGTAGCGTTCGCACTCTATTACCGTGGGAATGCCATTGACTACAAGGCGCAGCGTGACACCGCAAGCAGCAGCCTTAAGCTGGCTAATGACACCATCACCGATATGCAGACGCGACAGCGTGATGTAGCCGCGCTTGATGCGAAATACACCAAGGAGCTGGCAGATGCCAAAGCTAAGCTTGATTCTCTTCAGCAGTGCGTTAGTTCTGGCAAATGCGGGCTGCGCCTCAACGCCACCTGTCCAAAAGGTAGCGCCTCCGGCACCACCGGCATGGATGATGCAGCCAGCGCCCGACTTACTGACGCCGCTCAGCGGGATTATTTCACCCTCAGAGAGCGAATCGAAGTCGCCGGAAAGCAAATAGCCGGTTTGCAGCAGTACATCAAAGAGCAGTGCTTGAATTGATTGCGTGAGATAGCATTACCTCAAACATGAGGATGCTCTATGAACATAAAGCCAACATTTGAAGATTATTCTGAAGCAGAGTTTACTGAGTTAGTGACCGAAATTTGTAACAGTGAGGGAGGCGAAGCTTATCAGGACCAACTATTGGAACACTTCATTTCAGTAAGTGAGCATCCTGAAGGTTCCGACCTCATTTATTACAGCCAAGACGAAGACGCAACCCCTGAGAAGATAGTCGCCGCTGTTAAAGCATGGCGAAAAGCTCACGGTAAGCGTGGCTTCAGGTCATAAGTCATCAGCCGCCTTAAGGGGGGGCTGACCATCACAAGGCGCATTTGCGAGTGCGCCTGAGAATGACTACAAAGCATACGAGACCAGTTGCAGCAAAAAACTTAAAGTTAGCAGTCCTATGCCAACTTTTTGCCTCAGGAGCATCTTCTGATTTTTAATTCTAACAAGGCGGTCATGTTCATTTATTTCGTCGCTTCCAAACATTGCTGACTCATAGGGTAAAAGAGAGTAGCTGTTGAAAAACATCAACAACGTGCCGACTAAGCCAATGAATGTGGCTGCAATTTGTAGATATGAAGAGATCATTTCAACATCCTATCGACTAAATGATAGATTATAGTTGGTAGGTGGGTCATCTTGCTGGTTAGCCTTGAATCTTCCAAAAAGAGATAACGTTTAACCACGCCGTGAAGCACCGCAAAGCTGGTATTAAGTTCTTAAAGGTCTTATATTTATGTATAAATATCAACCTGAAAGGAGACTTTATGGAGTGGTTAAAGTTGTTAGTAGCATTAGCTGTCGTATACCTTGGAGCCCACTTCGCTCTAAAGCGTTTTTATAAAGAGAAATGGTGGGAGAAACGGCTTAATGCTTTTAACACACAAATTGAGGCTGCTTATCTTTTACACCGAGTTCTGAAGTATCGACATGACAAAACGCTTTACGGCGATAAGCCCAAGAATATAGTTGGTTTTATTAAGCTGGAAGATCCTGAAGTCGAAATACTTGATAAGCAATACCGTCACGCGCTAGCTGAACTAGAGAAATTTCATTATCTTGGAAGCTTGTTGACGTCAAAGGGATCTGTGGATTTGATAAAAAGCTTTTTTGATAAGCTCAATGCTATCACACCTCTCCTTTTAGATTTAGATCATGAAGCATTAGAGAAGTCAAAGCTGTGGTCAGAAAAGCTTTTAAACGATCTTGTGGAAGAAGCTAAATTTCAGCTAAAAATTGATGAAGGTCAACGGGAATTTTGGGAGATACCTCTTATAAAGGATAACTCATAAGCCGTCTCTTAAATGTCATTCTGCATACTGTTAAGTAGTTTTTAATACGTGATTTATTAAGCCACTGGCATGAGCTGGTGGTTTTTTATTGGAGTGAATATGTCACATCAAACCGAACAGCAACGTAAGCGCCAGCGCGAGGAAGAAGAACGCCGTCGCCGTTACCAAAGTAACACCGGCTCAATTAGCGATCTGATGAACCCGCTTAACCCCATCAGCCCGATTTACGTTGGTAGCGACTACAGCAGCTCAAGCATCTCTGATTCATGCAGTTGCGGCTACGACTCTGGCAGTTCTTCAGACAGCAGCGGTAGCTGCGGCTCAGGCTGATTGCCATTACAGAGCTCATCTGCTGATGGGCTTGATAGTGATTGCCACTTTGCGTGTCGTGATAGGATTATCGCCTTAACTTAATGAGGAGGTCGAGATGGATGTTCTAAGCGATGACGCATATAAAAAAGTGTTATACGGACTGTTAGGCATACCATGCCTTGAGCAAAGAGAGCTTATGTTGCCAATAGCTAAGAAATGGCTAAAGGAATATGAGGAAGGGTATTTACAGATGTCAGAGAAGCAATTTCTCTCTCTTAAGAAATGCATTGAACCTTAGATAACTGAAAAAAGATTTCTATAGAAATCTACGTTAACCGCCTCTTGGCGGTTTTATTTTGTTCTGAAAATTGAGCTTACTGAGTTCAACTTTCAACATAAAGATACTGAATCATCGGCTGGTGGTCTCACCATTACCGAGGATTAAACACACCCAGCCAGCAGGAAACTCTGATGTCCGAGCCACGCATCTACAACAGCCGCTGGGACAAAGCCAGGCTGTCATTCCTGAAGTCTCATCCTATCTGCGTGATGTGCCATCGACAAGGCAGGTCAGTCGCAGCTGCAGTCGTTGACCACATCAAGCCGCACAGGTTGAAGGAAGCAATTAATGGCGGTAAACAGGATGAGATAGCGAAGGCTCAGAAACTATTCTGGGACAAGGCCAACTGGCAGCCTCTCTGCAAACAGCACCATGACTCGACCAAGCAGCGTGAAGAAAAACGCGGTCACGTCATTGGATGCGATGAGGACGGGCTGCCACTCGATCCCTCATCTCACTGGCGCAAATGATAATGAATATCATTTAATTTCAGGCCAGATGGGTTATCAGATGAAATGAGAACGATTATCAACACCCTCGGGGAGGGCGGGATCAGAGTTCAGAGGTTAACGACCACCTGACCGCCCGCCCCCCTTTTTATGCACAACCGCGAAATGAAAAGTTTTTTTCTGGGAGGTTTTTATGGCCGGAAGACGACCAAAACCGACCCACCTTAAGGTCGTTACCGGCAATCCGGGCAAGCGAAAACTTAACGACAAAGAGCCTGCACCCGCGAGAGAAATCCCCAGCCCGCCGTCACACCTCACCGATTGGGGAAAGGTTGCGTGGGGAAAGCTGACCGTTCTGCTTGATGGAATGGGCGTGCTGACCGTCGCCGATGTTCTTGCGCTGGAAAGGCTCTGCGATATCTATGCCGACATTCTTCAGCTGCGAATCACTATTGCCGAAGAGGGAAGGACATACACGGTTCAGACCGAAGGCGGATTTCTTATCAAGGCCAACCCGGCTGTTTCAATGCTGGCTGATGCAGACCGGCGCTTCAAAAGCTACCTGGTAGAGTTCGGCCTGACACCGGCTGCCCGGTCAAAGGTGAACGTGAATGGTGGAGAAAAAGAAGAAGACCCGCTCAACCAGTTCTTCGGTTGATCCGGCGACGCAGTATGCAATGGACGTTACCAGCGGGGCTGTTCTTGCCGGGCCAGATATCCGCGCTGCATGCGCCCGCCACATCCGGGATTTGGAAGAAGGGCCAAAACGTGGACTGTTCTGGGATGTCGAAGCGGTTACGCGTGTTGTTAACTTCTTTGCTCAGGTCCTGAAGCTCAACGGCGGCGAGCATGAAGGTAAGCCTTTCATCCTGCTGCCGTGGCAATGTTTCATTGTTGGCTCCCTGTTCGGCTGGAAGGCGGAAGACGGCACACGCCGATTTCGCATGAGTTACATCGAGTCCGGCAAGGGTTCCGGCAAGTCGCCGCTTGCGGGCGGCGTCGGTCTTTACCTGCTGATGGCAGACAAGGAACCCCGCGCCGAAGTCTACGCGGCGGCCACGAAAAAAGACCAGGCAATGATCCTGTTCCGCGATGCGGTAACGATGGTCGATCAGTCGCCCGCGCTGGCACAGCGCATCACCAAATCTGGCACCGGGCTTAACGTGTGGAACCTTGCGTTCCTGCAGACAGGCTCTTTCTTTAAGCCGATCAGCTCCGATGATGGTCAGTCAGGCCCGCGCCCGCACGGCGCACTGATTGACGAAGTGCATGAGCACAAAACAAACGCCGTTGTTGAGATGATGCGCGCCGGTACAAAGGGCCGCCGTCAGGCGCTGATGTTCCTCATCACCAACAGCGGCCACGATAAAACCAGTGTCTGTTTCGAATATCACGAATACGGTCGCAAGGTGGCAGCCGGTGATTTAGTCGATGACAGCTTTTTCAGCTTCATCTGTTCGCTGGATGAGGGCGACGACCCGTTTAAAGATGAAGCCTGCTGGGGTAAAGCTAACCCGTCGCTGGGTCAGACCTTCACGGATAAATACCTGCGGGAGCAGGTGACTCAGGCCCGCGGCATGCCATCAAAAGAGAGCATTGTCCGACGCCTGAACTTCTGCCAGTGGGTGGAAGCGTCCGATCCGTGGATTGACAGCGACACATGGATGAAGTGCGAGCAGGAGTTTGACCCGGAAGATTTGGCGGGCGAAGAGTGCTATGGCGGGCTGGACCTCTCAGGCTCCCGCGATCTGACCGCGCTGGCGCTTTACTTTCCGAAATCCAAAAAGCTTTTAGTTGAGTTCTGGACGCCGAAAGATTCCCTGCTGGAGAGAGCCAAGACCGACCACGTTCCCTATGACGCCTGGCTGCGTAATGGCTTCATTCACGCACCACCGGGTAAGGCAGTCAACTACGGTTTTGTAGCGGTGCGCATCGGTGAGCTCGCAGCCAGATACGACATTAAGTGCATCGCGTTTGACCAGTACCGTATCAAGTATCTGGAGCCAGAACTCGAAAGCGAGTCTGTGAGCGTTGACCTTGTTCCGCACGGACAAGGGTTTTATAAGGCGCAGGAGTCCGGGCTTTGGATGCCGCGATCAATTGAGTTGTTTGAAGAGCACCTAAACAACAGGGTGCTTGTCATACGCCCTAATCCCTGCCTTCGCTGGAATGCCGCCTCTGCGGTGCTTGAGGCTGACCAGAAGGACAACCGCATATTTGCCAAGAAGAAAAGCACCGGCCGTATCGACGGCGTGGTGGCTTCCGCGATGGCAATCGGTGCAGCAGAGGATGCGGTGCTGGTGGACAGCGGCGATCCTGATGACTTTTTTGATGACCCGATTATGGTAGGTATCTGATGAAGGAAAAAAAACAGCCGGGTCGCATTAAGAGCGCGATTGTTAACTGGCTCGGTGAGTCAATCGGACTGAATGATGCTGCGTTCTGGCAGGAATGGTACGGCACAAGCAGCAGCGGTAAGGTCGTGACAGCAGAGAAAGCGCTGGCGCTGGCCTCTGTATGGGCCTGCGTGCGCCTGCTGAGTGAGTCAGTTTCAACTCTTCCGATGAAGGTATATGAAAGAGCAGCTGACGGCTCCCGCAAGCTGGCGCTTAATCATCCGGCCTATCAGTTGCTGTGCCGTCGCCCGAATAGCGAAATGACGCCGTCGCGCTTCATGTTGATGGTGGTTGCCAGCATCTGCCTGCGTGGTAATGCCTACGTTGAGAAAAAGATGATCGGCACCAAGCTGGTCTCACTGGTTCCGCTTCTTCCTCAGTGCATGAAGGTGGAGCGACTGGACAGCGGCGAACTGCAGTACTCCTACACAGAGAAGGGCGTGCCGCGCATCATCCCGGTTAAAAACATGATGCACATCCGGGGCTTTGGTCTGGATGGCGTATGCGGAATGATGCCGATGCGTACCGGGCGTGACGTGTTTGGCGCAGCGATGGCGGTCGAAGAGTCAGCCGCAAAAATTTTTGAAAACGGTATTCAGACGTCAGGCTTCTTTCTTTCAAAGAATCTGCTGACAAAAGAACAGCGTCAGAAAAACCGCGAAAACCTTAACCGGTTCGTCGGTTCGAAAAACGCGGGCAAGGTGATGGTTCTTGAGGGCGACATGTCCTACCAGGGCATCACCCTTAACCCTGAAGATGCTCAGATGCTGGAGTCACGATCATTCAGTATTGAGGAAATCTGCCGCTGGTTCCGCGTGCCGCCGTTTATGGTCGGTCACGTTGATAAGCAGAGTAGCTGGGCGTCGAGTGTTGAAGGCATGAACCTGCTGTTCCTGACAAATACGCTTCG